ATTACATGCGTAGTTTGCTTTTCGAGGGCCCCTACAGACCCTGTATTGCGCTTTTGATGACCTAAATAGCGGTTTGTACAGTTCCCTTCTGTGCGTTACGTTACCCGCCGACACGTACTATCTGGATACGCTCAATAGCACACAACGTCTGCTCGCACCCGAGTGCAGACGCTGTCACTAAAGAGAATGTAATACGTGGAAAGTTGAAGCAATTCGCCCAGGCATAGCGTACCAAAGGTGCAAAAAGCACGCTGGTGGCTAGTGAACTCCATCCCGCCCGGACGGGTGTGTTAAATGGTAACCTTCCTAGTAGCCATTTCTTACGCACCTTCAATGTGGATTGGAGTATCAATGTTTCGAGTAAACTCCTAGAGTGTAGGTCAAGGAGTGGGAGTAGTTGGATATAATCATTCGTTCGAATCGCGACGTTGATCATGTGGTTGTTGTAACTAGGTGATACGGTACTTAGGAATGATGGGGCCAGCGGTATGTGTCTGGTATTCGAAGTTATTGCTGGTATGGTGATGCGGCCCCAACTACTTACTCGCCTTAGTAGTTCGAACCCAGAGTACTGTATGTTTGTTTTATTCCTTGGCCCCTCTACGTTGGGTACCCATAGGTTAGTGAAAACCGATGGATCAACGTGGTACTTACCAGATAGTGTTCTTGCCAAGGGCGGGACCTGTTGTAATTTCCAATCTTTTGTGAAGCCTCCCTTCCCAATAGATACCCACAACACGTCCGCTTGTGTCGTGTAATCTACTAGAAGGCCTGCCCCGCCAACGCAAGCGGGAGTAGCCAAATAATGCAGCATGTCTGCGTACTTAATATGATTCGATCTGGCTATATCACTAATTGCCATTGACCAGAGTGGGGTTTGTGTGTAACCGAAACGATTGAAGACTTGGTTCCAAGTAGTAACCATCTCTCTTATCCGTTCTTCACCGCGTATCAACTCACGGGTTACTGGATTTCTAAAAACTAGGCTTGCCATACGCGCCGGGTAACCACCTATCCAACCAGGTCGAGTAACCTGACGTAGAAATTCATCAACTGAATCACTAATGAAGAACTTTTGGACGTTAACATCGAACCCAGCCTCCTGGTACAAAGCCCAGATTGCTGTCGCAGCAGAGTAGCTTATGGTTACTAATCGGATGTCATCTCCTTGACACACCCAAAGCTTTGGTACTATGGGGTCAAACCCACTCTTGCGTATCACAGTCTGCTTGACTGCACTCAGCTCGCCCGCGTTGGCAAGTGTGTCATAAAGTGCAGTGAATCGCCATCCACTGCATATCCCGCTGTAGTACAATATTTTTTCACCATCCAATACAGTGTATCCGGCACTTATGGCGTATTGTATTCTGTCCATTGTATCTAACAGCTCTTGACGATCTGTTGTTGTACATTCTAGGGCAATGAAATCCCGTAATTCTTGATTTATAATTAACAACATGTCGGCTCCGACTGAGTGGTCGAAGTGTCCTTGATCGATAGGCATCTTAATTAACATTCTATCTTGTGATTGAGTTACCATGTCTTGCCACAAAGTGTACTGTTGACTTGCGCTCATGAATAAGGTACTGTGTGGATGACCGGCAAATGCACGTTCCAACCAATATCCTACTCTAGCCATTTTGAGGTTGGTAGTGAAGTCACTGGCCACAACAGGGCGTACTTTACCTAACTCACGTTTCTGAATGACATGGTTTTGTTGTAAACTCCGAGATCTCAACATTAATAAAAGATCATTTTCCGACAACGCTAGGGCGGAAGCCCATTTCGTTTTTTTCGCGTAGACTTGTTGACCCCCGAGCTCCAACTTCAGTTTTTTAGCATCTGAGCTACCGGATGTAGCCCAGTGCATCGGGTCTGCAACAAATTCAACATCACTCAACGGGGTGTAGTCGCCCATATGACGTGGAGCAAGTTGAATAAAATCTCTAACACCCTGTCTGAAAAGGGTCAGAAATGTATCACTACTACCGAATATCCTGTGAACAGGTCTACTCTGGGTCCAATCAATTACCTCAGCCCTCATCTCGGCCATTGGTCGTTGTACTTGGTAATCCCGAAGGAGGTGGATGTGGACATAATCACGCCAATTCTTGCTCAGTTGATCTTGATACTTAAAGTACAGCCCGCTGAGTTGTTTAAGAAATGCAAACGATGCGTCATCAGAGAAGGGACGCAACAGGTTTGCTCTTGATATGACTACGAACAATTCCGCCCTAGACTCCGCTTTGAGAAGCTTCCAGTATAGAGAGAAAACACGTGACACAGATGCACCCCAACATACGAACATTTGGAGTGGTTGCCCTCTGTATCTCAGCCTCGACCTACTGTCGGGCGTCAATTCTTGAGTAGGTTCTGACGGGGTCAGGCCTCTCGATTCCTTCATCCAAGCTACCATCGCTTGCACGGCTTCTGTTTGAGATGGAAGCAATTTATTTGCCAATCCCGAAGCCCGCAAGAAGCGGTACCCCATTTTCCCTAACACACCAATACTCTGCAGGGCGAGGCAGAGTAGTGGATTACCGGTGATAGGTGATTTTAGTTTCCCGACCTACCGCTGAGGCGGTCGAGACGTGCTTGAAGTGTAGGTGCACCACTAGCGTTTTGAATTATCGTATAGCTTGCCATATCACCCATCGCTATCTCGTG